CTGCCATTAAAGTTGTGAACTTTAATACCTTATACGGATAAAACGTTAGTGGCATTACCAATAACGTGATAGCTGGACTTAGCTCATTGTTGGTAGCGGACGATCTTGTCGCACATACACTGTCAGTAATACCTCAGCATATGCCCATTACGAGCTGAGCATTTAATTTGCGCCCTTACTGGCTGCAATAACCCTGTCTGTCACTATTCGCAACGCCTCACGCGCCGGATGGTCTGGTGAGATAACGTGTATATCGAACGTCTCAGTTATGCCTTCGACCCATTCTGCTCCATCGTCGCCTTTAATTAACACGTCTTGGGAGTACAATCGGGTCAACAAATCGGCGAGTCCCTCAGCAAGACTCGTTGTTGATAGACGTACCGTAGCAAGGTCGGGAGTTTTCCTCCATATGCCAGCTTCTATTGCAAAGAGTGCCGACTCTATACATGGGTTATGCTCACTTGACACTTTGTGCCTTTTCGCCAGTGCGGCAAACTTCGGCAACTCACCACCGATATCGAGTAAGGTGCCGTTTGCCACTAGGCCCGCCCCCTCGTGTTTTATGCTATTCCATGTGGGGCATGAACTGCTGTTAACCGGCGTGGCTGCTACTAAGAACGCAGCGTCATTATCCGCGCCTTTGGCCCATAACTGTACGGAATTAGACGAAAGTGCCAATGTTTGTAGTACAGCCAAATCTTCCCACAAATTGCTAGAAGTGTAGCGTTTACTCAACTGCCTATGCTTACCCACACGCTGCTGCAAAGTTTGGTCCAACTTCGCACTACCCTTAGGGTCTGTGATTAAGCCGTAACCGTCCAGGGTAGTGGCATGCATGGTACTTAGGCCTGATGAGAATGATTCGCCTTGTTGCACAGCGCAGTACCCTATCGCCGTTGGGGTTTTTGAATCACCCCCAGGCAAGTCCGTGTACTCTATGTCCAGCATGAAGTTGACCTTATCGCCCTCATGCGGACCGACGTACACACGCAGGTTGTCAGTGATCAGCCCATCGTCACGCAACGCTTTGGGCACGAGCGTGCTGGTTAGGTCCAGGTATTGGCCTGAGTTAATCACATCTTGATACAAATAGCGACCTAGTAGACTAAAGCCGCCATCCAAGTACATTAATTCGCCATAACAATCTTTGCCGCCACGGCCATCAATTGGGTACCAGTATTCTTGTGACTGCGGAATTTGACCACCGCCGGATCCAGGCCCAGCCCAATTTTGCCACGAGCCCAGCACACCCAGTAAGCAAGTGCCGGGGTTTACTGCGCTTGCAATGAACAAAGTGCCTTTGAGAGCCAATGCATCATGCTTCCAGCGTATTTGACAAAAGTTCTTGTCCTGGGGTATCTCATAAGACAGGCCGGCCGTACGATCCATAAGGCTGCATATGGTGCCGAAAGCATCCAGCACGTGCCTAACGTACACTGTCGTGTCTGTCGTACCCAGTGCAGCGTTACGGATCACTTCCGTCACGGCTGTGTGGACAACAACAGGCCTATTGTTTGTATTGACGCGCATGATGGAGCCCCAATTGTCGACAGCAAAAGATCGTTCCATAATCAAGTTATGAGCGGACGGGACGATGCTGGTGAACTTAACTTGGTCAGTGTAAGGCAAACAATTACGTCGCATTGTGCTGTATAAGTAGCGGCCGTCGGCACGCACTCTTACGGCAACACATGTTGCAGTTACTTGTTTTCCCCCATTGGTTGCCAAAACAAGGACGTTGCTTGGTAACATCGCGGATGGATCATTTGCGGTCATCACAGCGCTGCGAGTCCGTGCATCTTCAGGTTCCAGCGAGTAATTGTGCCAATAACGCACGTAGCGTATCGGGTTCGTTTTTGCGCCACCGGAGAGCACCATGCGTGTTGCATTCTCGTGGTCATTTGATGTCCCCAGGTAAATCAGCAGCGGGTATTCTGCTGCTTGCTTGATGTCAAGCGGCGTTTTTAATTTAGCTGTCTTCCCGTTGCTTGTTGACACGAACAGGCGGCGCAGATCCTTGACACTACAGGACTGGAGCTTGTTTGCGTCCCACGGCACTACACTAAACACGTTGCTGCCGTTTAGAGTACCGGTTTGTCCCAGAGTGTGGATCGAAGTGATGGAACGAATTGCGGCACCAATCCCTGAGCGGTCTATGCGCAGGAATGGCGAATAGTCATATGCTGTCTCGACCAGTACCACCTTAATTTGGCCGCCGGAAAATTCATCGTACACCCAGAAGTGCAGAACAACGGGTCGATGCTTCTGGACAGGTGAGGCTCGGCTAACAATACAGACTTCAACACAAATACATGAATTCTCGAGCCGGTCGAACGTATTTGAGTTTATTATGCGCATCTCTATGGCCGTGTCCGAGTGCAGGAAGAACGTGACCTCACGCTTTGATGGTAGATTGAACAACCTATCACTGAATAGCGTACCGAATCCATCGACGACATTCCCCGTTAACTTGCTTGGTCCTGAGCCCTCATCCTTGGTTGTGAACTCCCACTGGTCAGGCTTGCCACCCAATGAGTATGGGGTGGATGGTAAGCCCCAAGCTTGATATATGGTGCACACCGCGTACTCAGTTGAGTGCACGGCACGCTGCTCGGCCAAATCCGAGTTTGAGTCAGTTGACTCTGTTGACTTCCAGAATGTGGTTGTCATCTTATTGCAAATTTGCCACGGTTTGAAAATTTCTCCCCGCGCACCTATGTGCACAAATGGCTTTATTCTCTTTTTTGC